ACATCATATGTATGGTGCACCAGCGGCAGGAGTTCCTAAAAGAGATCCTGTCAGACCAACTATAAAGGAGGAAAATGATAAATGTCTTGATATCATAAGAAAGGCTGTTAGGAGGGTATTGAAATGATAAAGACAATGATTGCAATAGAATACAATGTCCTTATGACTATGTTAAAATTTCTTGGTGATATGATGCCGATAATATCTATGGATTACGGTATGAATGGTGTTAATGTTCAAATATTACCAGCATATCCTGCCGACCTAACTAGTCTAAAAAAGCCATCTATCATTGTGAGGAAGGTTGATACCAGACAGTCAAAGGTTGGTATTGGTAATGTACTAGGTCAGTATTTTAATAATGATGAAAATCGTTATTACGATATTGTCGGCAAGATGCATGAGATAATGATACAGATTGATGTTGTATCAAGCAACTCTGCAATGAGGGCATTACTTGAATCTATGGTTGCTGATGGAATATTCAACCATACAGCATATACCAATGGTGGCAAGATTATACTGTATGATTTCACCGTAAATGAAAAGGCACCAACACAGATTGGATGCATAAAACTCATTAGTGACCCAATGGTCAGAGATCTATACGATGATAAATCAACAGATATGAATTACATTGGTATAATAAGACATAAGTTATCGGTAGTGCAGACAATTGTACCAAAACAGGAATATGTTGATTTATCTAAGTGGGTAAAACAAACATATAAAATAATATTATAAGGAGGAGTATTTAAATGGCAAATAAGATCACTGGCAGTACAGATACTAGCGGTGCATTGACAGTAATTCCTAACATACCTAAAAGTGTATTGGTAGTCGCAAGGGTTGCCGGAAGTACCACCACAAGTGTCGAGCCGAAGAAGATCTTCCAGATTTACGGCACAGCTGATGCCATCGCATCATTTGGTGCGGATAGTATTGCACCAAAGATCGTGAAGGTACTGATTGCAAATGGTGTAGACAACATTAAGGGAATTATCGTACCGGAAGCACCGGAATCGTCCGTAGAGGATACCACATACAAAGATTCACTTGAGGTATCAATGCTTGACAAGACAATCAAGTGTATTATTACTGATAGCGATGATGCAAGGGTTATTGCTGCTGTTAAGGATCATCTGATTGTTGCAGAGAGCAATGATATGTTCAGATATTCAGTATTTGGTACAACCAAGACCACACAGGCGGAGCTGGCACAGTTTGCAAAGACTGTAGACAGCAACAGAATCTTCATCGTTGCACCACAGATGTTAATTGGCACAGAAAATGCGCACCAGCAGATTTGCGCAGCAGGATTAACTGCAGCAATTATGGTTGAGACAAGTGACCCTGCACTCCCAATGAATGGTGTTAATATTAAGGGATTTAGTGGTGTCGGTATCCTGATGCTCAGTGCAGAAATGGATGCTCTCGTTAAGGCCGGTGTAACTCCAATTTACGATGAGGATATGACACCTGCAATCTGGAGACTTGTAACATCAGCACAGAATGACCAGGTATGGCAGGAAGGTTCCACAAGGTTCATCGCAGACTATGTGCTCGAGTCAGTTGAGAACATGCTTCGCAAGAACTATAAGAGAACCAAAAATGTGATACGTGTCTTAAATGCAATTAGGGATGATGTAAAGCTCACCCTGCAGACACTCAACGAACTGGAAATTATCGAGAATTTTGATGAGAGTACAGTAACTGTTTCGAAGGATCCTGCCGACAGGTATGGAGCATTGATTGATTATGAGTTCGATGTTGTGACACCATTGTACACCATCACCATCAATCAGCACCTTAAACTCTAATAAATAAGGAGGTAAGAAGAATATGGATACTCCATCAATTGGTGTAAACATTACAACTAGTAATGACATTTTCATCGAGATTTCCGGTAAGAGAATTGCTGGTGTCCAGTCCTACAGTACAAAGTATAATAAGGATTCAAAGCCGGTAGATGTGTTCGGCCAGGATATTCCTATTGGATATATCCAGGGTAAAAAGAAGCACACGCTGGATTTGTCAAGAGTATACCTTGAGGATACTGCAATTAGCGATGGGATTGACTTCTACTCGCTGGCAGATAACCAGTTCAATGTGGTAATCATCAAGAATGGCGAGAGAGTAACATATAAGGATTGTATTGTAACTGATATTTCCGAGGATGGTTCTTTGAACGACAAGGTACTCGAAAAGATTACTGTTAGTGCCCTTTCCAGGATAAAATAGGAGGATAAATATGGCTGACATTAGTTATCTTAAAAAGATGCGTTGCGGTCAGCCCCCACACAATGTTGCCACTCTCGGAAACGGGAGTGGTGCGTTTGATGTGGCGGTTGTATTACTATCAAATGACACAATGTTAAGTATAAATGAAGAAGTAGAAAGCAGATATCACCCTGTCACGGAGAATGGAGTGGAAGTTAAGAACCCCATGGATAATCCGAAGAACAGGGCGTTATATTATAATAGATTACTGTGCTATCATTGTATGCGCATACCAACTGATTTAAATACTAAGGTTGCATCAAGTGCGGACGAAGTAGCATCTATGCTGGATGATGAGGATATTCAGAGAGTATGCGAGAAGTACAATGAGCTTATTGTCAATAAGGCACCTAAACTTGAGGTAATCACAGAGGAGGAACTTGATGAAATAAAAAAATATTTAGAGGTAACTCCATTGAGCGATATAAATACAGTGTCGCTAGTACATTTAAAGTACTTCCTTCAAACAGTGACTTCAAGTCAATGACGGACGAACAGTGGCTATGGCTATTCGTAAATCAGCGGATAGATAGTGAGGAAAAACTTGAGCACATGTGTCCAAAGTGTAGGAGTGAGGTTACCTCTAAAGACAGGTGTATGAGATGTGGTACACACATTAATGTAGAAGAATCATTCATAAATCCAAATTTCGATATCGACAGGTATAATAAGCTTGCAGGTATAAGTGAGGAAGATGATTAATGAGTTAGGAGACAATATATGACCGATGAAGAAAAACTCATATTAAGCATAGAAGCCAATGACGAAGCATCGCAAAAAATCAGAAAAGTATCTGATAATGTTAGGGATCTTGGAAATGTTTCCTCTAAGATGGGTAGAGATATGGTTGATGGTGCATCCAAATTCGCATCGTCAGTTGAGGGAATGTTAAATAAGGTAAATAATGTTACCAGACACTACAATTATGCCATGAGTGGGTTTAACCGCATGGTTATAAATAATGTGAAGCAGATGGGTTCAGCCATATATGATTTTACAACTGAATCGGTCAAAGATTTCACTAAGTTTTCAGAACAGCATGCAAGAACTCTTGGAGTTATATCATCAAGTTATGGTAGTACAAGAGCAGAACAGGAGAGATTCTTCCAGGATGCCAGTAAACTTAAGGAACAAGCAATAGCTATTGGTACTTATGGAATCGATGGACGTGGTTCCATAATGGATATCAATAAAGTTTCTGGTGTCCAGGAGGAACTCTCAAAATCTGGTGTGTCTGCTGATGAAATGTTGAATACCAACATAGTAAAAGATGTTGTAAGATTCTCCGAAGCTAATGACATAGACACCAGAACAGCAACAGAATTTGCTGTAACATTAGGAAACCAGTTTGGAGTTAAGAAAGAAGACTGGGGCGAAATGCTTGACAAGGTTACACATACTGCAGATATGTCTGTAATCGATGTTAAAGATGTTGTGCAATCAATGAAGTATGCAGGTGGTATCTCTTCAGGTATAGGCAGGGATCTTGAAGAAACACTTGGTATGATTGCAGTATTAGGTAATTTTGGATTAAAGGGTTCACAGGGTGGTACTGGTATCCAGGCATTATTCACCAGGATACTTACAGGAGATACTACTGTTATAACCCAGGCACAGAAGGATATTGCACCTCCAAAGGCACTTGAGAAATTCTATGAATTTGAAAAGAGTGTAAAGCCAAATGGTAAGTTACTTCCTATGACTGATGTAATAGACCAGTTGGATGAAGCAATGTCTGACATGACCGATGAAGAACAGGCATGGTTTGCAAAGAAATTATTCGGCTTATACCAGATGAAGGCAGCATATGGTCTGTTGAATGGTGATGAAACCGACCTCAATGATGTTATCAAAGAGATTGAGGAACAATCAGGAGGTACTAATCAGAGAAAATTAGACCAATTACTAGGCTCACAGTATGGACAATTAACATCACTTGGAAACCTGTGGTCAGGTATCAAGGTGGATTTCGGTGATAGATTAAGTCCATTTGTTCAAGCGATTAGGGATGAGTTATTTTCATTCCTTAGTAATGATGGTAATTATACAATAAACTTCGATAATCTTAGGGGCGCACTCGATGAATCTGCAAAACTTATAGAGGAGAAATATGGTTCTGCTATAGCTGATGCGGTGAGGAATATCGGAGGAATAACAATTGATTTGACACAGATAGGTGTTGAAATTGGACCAGAATTTGCTGATGGGTTGGTCAAGATGCTGAATTCACTATTAAATGGAGAAATACTCGGTTCGAATGGTGAATTTGGTAAAGGCGGTGCATTATCTGACTGGAATACTATGATAAAGAACATGAAGGAATCTGTTCAGGATTTACCAGAAGATATGCGTGACCTTGGCGGTGCAGTTGTAAGTGCGATTGACTGGTTTGGTAAATTAGTAACACTGAATGTGGCAACACAAATTGCCGAACTTATATCATCAGTATT